CCGAATGACGCCGGGCGGGTATATCGGGGATGGGTCGCCTGATCGGCTCGACGCCGCCGTTTGGGCGCTGACCGAACTGTCCGCTGGCGCAACCGTTCAACATTTCGGGGTAGCCTAATGGCCCTAAGCGACTACATCCCCGGCTGGCGCACAAAGGCCGCCGTCGCCGCGCCGGTCCAGTCCGGGGCGACGCCTTATCATTTCCTGGCCCAAACCGGCCGGGAAATCCTGCCTCACGAGGCGTGGAACCTCTACAAGAGCGTGTCCACGTTCGCGATCGTGGTCGATCTCATTGCAGACCAGGTCGCATCGATGGAAACCATCGTCGAAGTCAACGGCCGCCCGGTCGAAGGGCACAAGATCGACCAACTGCTGGACCGCCCCGGCTTCAACCGGACCCGCCGCCATCTGATCAAGGAAATGACCGTCCAGCACCTCGTCACCGGCACCGGCTATATCAATCTGATCGGCAATCCCAAGCACATGCCGGTCAGCATCGACACGTACCTGACCAAACACGTCAACCACGTCGAGGGATCTGACGGGTGGGCGCAGACCATCAAGCTATCGGAGCCGCGCCGCACGATCAATTTCGACCGCTACGACGTCGCCGGCAATATGCGATGGATTTCGCAAGACGGGTTCAACGAGATGCTGTGCATCTACGACATGGCCGGCGAGGTCAAGGGCAGAGGGCTGTCCCGGCTGCAAGCGGTACGCGCGGACGTCGACCTCAAATTGTCGTCCATCCAGCACAACGTCAACCTGATGAACCGGGGCGCGTCCCTGTCTGGCGTCCTCGCGTACAAGGAAAAGCTCACGCCGGAAACCGCTGAGGCGATCAAGCAGGACATCCGCACCAGCCTGGCAGGCGCCCACAACGCCGGCGGCATTATGGTGACGGGCGGCGGTGACGTCGATTTCAAGGCCGTCACGCAAACCAACAAGGACATGGACTGGGGCACTCTGGTCAAGGCCGTCAATGAATGCATTATTTCCCGCTACAACGTGCCCGTCACGCTGTTCGCGGTCGAGGCACAGACACATCACAATTACGCGACCGCATGGGAACAGTTCTACGAACAGGCGGTGTTGCCGCAGTTCAATATCATCTATGGCGCACTTGCTCGGGCCGCGTCGGATCGCACTGGTGAGTACATCGAAATCAAGCACGATGCGTTGTCGGTCGACGTGCTGGCAAACAAGGCCGTGGAACGTGCTGTAGAACTGACCAGGGCGCAACTGATCAGCCCCAACGAAGGCCGCCAGCAAATCGGCTACGAACCATTCCTCGGCGGCGACCAGGTGCTAGGCCCGCCGGGGCTGGCACCGCTCTATGAGGACTACATGACGGATCTCACCGATGTCCAATTTACGGAAACATCCCAAGGCGGCGGCGCGATCGGCCAGGATACTGCGTCAAAAACTGGCTTTAGAGCGCTCGCTTACGAAAAAACTTGACAGTCTCCTGGGTAGTTATCTCGAGCATTGGGCGGAGGCGCAGGGGTTCGGCGTATTGCCCGATGGCCACGTCTATGCGGGGTATCTGGCAAAGGTGCTGCTGGATCACTATGCCAGGGTGTATTCGACATTCACGGGCAAAGAATTGACGCCGGGCGCGCCTCTTGAGTCGCTGACGCATAGCGCGCCAAAGCTCCGGCAGAACGCAACCGAGCAGGCGTCACTGATACTCAATACGATCGACCGCGATCTGGCCGCCGCACACATGACCGAGATGGCAACCAAAAGCGCGCCGGGGCCGATCGAGACGAAGAAAAAGCGGCAATGGTCAGCGGTGATCACGGCGATTGTCCGCCGGGTGCGCCGTGGCATCAAGCAGCGCATCCCGACAATGTCGAATGTCAACACCAACGGCGTCGCCGAAGCGGCCAGGGGCGAGGCTGTGCGGCAATGGCAATATGACCACCCGGACGAAGGGCTGCCCGTCTACAAGCGATGGGTGACGAAACAGGACGAGAAGGTGCGGGCCAGCCATGTGGCCATGCACGGCATGATGGAGCGCGTGCAGGACAATTTCACGGTGTCCGGGTGGCAAATGAACCAGCCCGGCGACACGTCATACGGCGCGCCGCTCGAAGAGGTCATTAACTGCAGGTGCTGGACGGAAACATACCAGCGCATCGACGATCTATCGGTACCCGAAGAACAGGGCACTTACGAGCAAATCGACATCACGACGCCGAGCCTACCGACCAGGACACCACGCCGTCCGGGCGCACCGCTTGGCTCGAACATTCCGAATAATCCAACGTCGGCCATCACGTTTGCCGGCCGCCCGACGCGGGCGCGCATCGTGCTGGGCAACGGCGAAACAGCAACCGTCACCGCCGGTAACGGCGCATTCACAGTGCGAGTTGGTCGGCGCGTTATCGCCGAAGCGAGTTTGTTGCGTGACGCTGACGGCATGTACCGCCTCGGCGCCGGTTTCGACATCGATAACGCCTATCGCCTTTCGGGCGTCGAGCAATTCATCCGCAATTCGGTCACCGCGACCAACCAAATGCTGCGAGCGACACCATGAAACTCCAAACATTCAATGCCCAACTCGACACCAAGAACTTCAAATCCCCGAGCGATGACGACGACGTTTATACGCTCAGCGGATACGCAAGTGTCTTCGGCAATACTGATCTCGATGGTGACATCATTGAGAAGGGCGCATTTGCTGAAAGCCTCAAGAACCGCCAGCCACTCCTGCTGGTCAACCACAACATGAGCGATCTGCCTGTCGGATCGGTTGTCGAGTGCGCAGAAGACCAGAAAGGCCTCTATTTCGAGGCCAAGATGCCGAAGGACGATGCGCTCGTTCGCGATCGCCTGGCGCCTCAACTGCGCAACAACTCGATCAAGGGCGTCTCTATCGGTTTCCGCACGACGGACAGCGAGCCGATCAAGGGCGGCCGGGGCCGCCGCATCAAATCGGCTGAACTCTGGGAAATCTCGATTGTCAACGTACCGGCCAACCCTCTCGCGGGAGTTTCACGCATGAAATCAGCCACCATTTCCGAACTGCTGCCGGTCTCCGACAAGAAAAGCGGCGCATGGGATCAGGCTGCCGCGCTGGAGCGCGTGAAGGCACACACTGACTGCGGTTCGACGCCGTCGGAAGCGTTCGCCAAGGCGTTTCTGTTCGTCGACGAAACAGCACTCGATGACTGGGCCAGCTATAAATTTTTGATTGCAGACGTTGAAGGGGGTTGCCTAAAAGCGCAAAGCACTGCACTTTTCAATGCGTCGGCGCTGATCGTTGGCCACCGTGAGGGTGGTGATCTCAACGACGACATGAAGTCGGCCATTAGGCCGGTGTTGGACGCATACTATGCCGAGATGGACTTGAAGTCCCCGTTTGCCGGCATGTCCTCCCTTGAGTACGACAGTCTTGACGCGAGCGCACGTGAGGTGCGTCTGCGTGCCTGCGGGCTAACGCCCGGTCTGGCGAAATCTCTTTCAGGCCACCGTGAGGGTGGTCGCACCCGCCGTGAGGGCGGTTCCGAACTCCACCAGGACGTTAAGTCCTTGATGGATGAAGTGCGACAACTCACAAAAGGCTTGAAAGAAAATGCCTCTGGACAATGAACTTGACGTCGAAGCGATCAAAACGCTCGAGGACGCTAAAGCGGCGCTGATAGCTGCGCAGGAATCCAAAGCCAACGACAACGCCGAAACTCTGAAAAATGCCACCACGGCGCTGCTCGCCTACTCCGATCAGCAGCAAGAGGCATGGAAGCAGGCGGAAGCCGAGCGCAAGGCGCACGAAGAGCGCATCGAAGATCTCGAGCGCAACCTCGCCAAGAGCCGCCAGCAGAACCTCGCCGCCAAGAACGCGTACCGCGACACCAACGAATACAAGTCCTTCATGTCCTGGTATTCGCGGGGCGAAAAATCCCTGACCGGCGGCGGCCTGGACCTCAAGGAACTGCGCACGGACGTCAACACGCAGGGCGGTTTCCTCGTCCCGTCAGAGACGGATTACGAGCTGCGCAAGAACGTCACGGAAATCTCGCCGCTGCGCCTCTATGCGCGCAATCGCATCATCGGCGGCAAGACGATGGACATCAACCGCCGCCTCGATGGCCTCAATGCCTACTTCGAAGGGGAAGGCGAACCGGCGCAGAGCGACGAGCAGAAGTACGGCTCGGAAAGCGTCACTGTGCACGCGCAGACCGTCGAAGTGGTTGCAACGCAAGACATGCTCTTGATGTCCGCCCATGACATGGAAAACGAGATCGTCATGGACGTCGGCGAGGCGTTCGCGGAAAACGAAGGCCGCCTGTTCCTGCTCGGCGACGGCAACAAACAGCCCAAAGGCATCATCACCGATGGCCGATGCGACACGGTCGACACGGCCGGCGCGACAGTTTCGTTCGATGATTTCGCGAAAATCACGGGCGAACTGAAGCGCGGATACAATCCTGCGTGGCTGATGAACCGGCGCACGCTGGCGCACCTGTTCACAATCAAGGACAACGACTCGAACCCGATCTGGCAGCCCGTCGGCGGCGACAGCCGGCCGGTGATCTACGGCTATGGGTACGATTCTAACGCGATTGATCTCGACAACCACAACGACGGCGTCGGCAGCAAGCCGGTGATCTTCGGCGACTATCGCCGCGGCTATGAAATTTTTGACCTCATGGGAACCGCCGTTGTCCGTGACGACTACACCCAGGCCAAGCGCCGTAAGGTTGTGTTCACGTTCTATCGCTACCTGACCGCCTCGGTGATCCTGCCGGAAGCGATCAAGATCATGCGTGTCAGCGCATAAGTAGGCGGGCGGCGCCGGGCGCCGCCCAACCCATTCCATTCAACTTTTGAAGCGAGGGCCTATCAATGGCTGACTACGACGAAAAATCAAATTCCAAAACCGTGAACATCATCACGCCGGCGGAACTGAGTGCCGACAACACGCCGGCCGCGATCAACACCGCAGGCTATCGGTCGGCGACTATCCAGACCAACGTCGGGATCGGTGGTATCACGTTTAGCGCGACCAATAAGGTCGAATTCAAGCTGTATCACGGATCGACGACGACGTTCGGCGAGGCGACGGCAGTCGATGCGGAGCATGTCGTCATGCCGTACGGCGAGACGCTTGGTTCCGGCGGCATCATTCGCTCGCTGATTGCAGAAAAAGCGGCAGCTGATACCGAAGTCCACACGGTTGGCTATATCGGCAAGGAGCAATATCTGTTCCTGCTCGCTGATTTCAGCGGCACGCACGGCACGGCCACGCCGATGGCGGCGCAATGCATCCTCGGCCGCGCGGACGTCAACCCGATCTGGCAGTCCTCGATTGAGACCTAATGGCGGTGGGGGCTTTGCCCCCACTTCCGTATTTTTTGGGGCAAGAGGGGGCAACAATGCCATTCGTGCAAGCGACAGAGGCGGGCCGCTGGTCAGTCAATTTTGAGGGGCGGGACGTCGAAAAGGACGAGTTCGTCAGTTTCGATCGCCACCAGGACGCGGAATTTATCGTGTCTCTCGGCAAGGCGCGGTTTGTAACCGAGGCCGAAATGGCCGTCGCGATGAACCGACAGAACAAGGCCGCGTTTCCTGAACTGGAGACCGGGACGCCGGTCGTGAAAAAGAAGCCGGCCGCGAAAAAGGCAGCCGCCAAGGCCGACGCGGGTTCGGCCAAATCGGATGACGCAGAATGACGGCCGTGTTTGGACACGTAGGCAGCTCCGGCTTCCATCTGCCGCCGGTTGACCCAGTGCCATCACCTTGGCCGGTCTACACCAAGACCGCCGAGACGGATGCGCTGCCGGTTGCTATCGCTGACGTGCGCGAATTTATCG